CTTCAACACCTGATTTACCCAGCCCAAGCCTCAGCATTGGGTTTGTTGTACCGGATAAAGTGGCTAAATACGCTGCTATTGCCGGTTGCGCAGTTGCTGCAGTTTCTTTAACTTTTTGGGGGGTTAGAGCTGCAGTGCGCTATAGTCATTAGGTTAGATTATAGAGAACCGCCGATATTCTAGACGAGCATAGGCACTATGAGGCCATGCTGGAGATTGAGAGCACCGACGTGGAGGCCATAGAGCCAGTGCCCAATCCTAACTACGTTGAGGGTCAGCCTGACAATAGGAGGACTTTGATAGCTCCTTTAGTTAGAGCTATGGATGAAATTCCAGATGATCTTCCAGAAGGACAACGTAGGAATCGTCAACGACACGTTAAACATCGTGTCGCTAAGTGCCTAACGAATCTAGCCAAAGCTGAGTTTGGCGCGCTAGAGCCGACCAAAGTGAATGAAAGCGTTGTGCGAGCATTCATGTTGCGTGAGGCCAAATAGCGCAAATTTCCACCACATCACTTGTGCGGAATCCTTACCTGGGCTGTGCACTTTTACTGGCTGCCAACTCCTGATGAGTTGGAGGTTTTGTCAGCTGAGTGTACTAGGGGATTCAATTCTTGCACTGAAGAGTACGAGAAGACTAATTACATCAAGCGATTTAGAGCATTGCCTGCTTGGCTTCCATTCAATCGCCGCAAAGCGTTTGGATTGAAGCCCAAGTCAGATTAATGCCGCTTGGTTCTTGTACACGGGATTACCACTGATATCAATCGGTAGGAAATTCCCGGTGGAGTGGAACAATATGTTCCAGGCAGGCATAGAAATCATAGAATATACGGTAAAGTTAGTGGATTAGGTCCAAATGTGAATTTTGGCGTCCACAACAATAACCTAGCAAATCTCCGACGTGGTTTAGTGGAAAGAGTGTTTAACGTTGAGCGAAACGGCACACTCGAACCTGTCGCAGTACCCGAGGACGGAGTGTACCATCATATACTAGGTAAGATCACCAGTAGACTCTTGCGATATATTCCCTTTTCATCCAGATGTCCTTTGGAAGATTTCCCAAAGTTGTACTCAGGACGGAAGAGGACGATATATCAAAATGCTGTTGACTCTCTTTATGAGAAGCCTCTCACTAGGAAAGATGGTTACCTTTCTACTTTTTTGAAAGCTGAGAAAATTAATTTCTCCAAGAAACCAGACCCGGCACCTCGAGTTATACAACCTCGCCTCCCACGTTATAACGTTGTCGTTGGGAGATATTTAAAACCACTAGAGCACAAAATTTATCGCGCCCTAGCAAAAATGCATGGGTCCACTGTTGTTGCTAAAGGACTCACTATAGACGAGACAGGTCGTCTAATTGCCAGTAAATGGCACAAGTTCAACCAACCAGTCGCAATTGGGATTGATGCAAGTAGATTCGACCAACATGTTTCTGAACAAGCCTTAGAATGGGAGCATGCTATATATAACAAGATATTCGAATCAGATGAACTTGCCCAAGCCCTTAAATGGCAAATTCACAACATAGGTTATGCACGTTGTAAAGACGGGTGCATCAAGTACTCTAAAATAGGCTCACGAATGAGTGGGGATATGAACACAGCATTGGGCAATTGTCTATTGATGTGTTGTCTTATCATATCCTATCTTGATTCAAAGAATATTGAGTACGACTTCATTAACAATGGAGATGATGCTGTCTTATTCCTCGAGGCCAAACACCGGCACTGTCTTAATGACCTGCCAGTTTGGTTCGAGCGAATGGGATTTGACATGGTAGTAGAGCCACCAGCCTATGAGTTAGAACAGTTAGAATTCTGCCAAATGCGACCAATCCACCTCGGCAATGAAGATTACACTATGGTAAGGAATTATCCTACCTCCATTGCCAAGGATTTGACCTGTTTAGAACCCACTGCTTTCAAAGCTTGGATGCATTCCGTCGGACAAGGCGGACAAAGTGTGACAAGTGGAGTGCCAATCTACAATGCCTTTTATAAAACATTGGAAAGGTTAGGTGAAGAAGGCAAGAAGAAGTATGTCGGTTATATGGCTGACTCTGGGTTCTATCGGATGATTGAACTAGGTGGAAAACAACGCAGTGAGATTTAGCTTGAAGCTCGCGTCTCCTTCTGGCGCGCGTTTGGCGTTTCTCCAGATGCCCAGTTGGCGATCGAACAAAGATTCGATACCATTGAGCTGGAGAGCGGCATAACATAGGACCCACAGGGTAAGTTCATTCAGAGCTTACTGTATTAAAGCATTGCTAGGAGATAGTATCAGATAGCAACATGATGAGACCGAATATAACAGCTATTGCCATTTCGAGGCGTAGAGCTGCAACGAAAGGCACCAACGTCAATAGAGCCAGCGGGCCACGTGGGCGAACGTTGCCAAAACAACGTAGATCCCGCCGTAGTGGGCTTGATACGAAAGCTTTGGCTTACAGACGTTTATTGCTTAACCCACGCACTGCTGAGTTGGCCTACCCATTGTATGGTGGGTCAAACAATGGTTACATAGTCCGAGCGTCTCAAACGTTCGACTATGGATCTGCTGCCGGCGAAACGGCTGGATACTTGCATTGGGTTCCATCCGCCGCCGGCCAAACTGCTCCGTACATTGATATTGTAGCGGCAGCAGCAGTTGGTGCAGGAACGCCTTCAGTGGCTGTGCAAGCTGGAGGTCCTGGTAGGACCCCCGGCTACACATATCTAGGACAAGCCTCAGGCTTCCGATGCATAGCAGCTTCAATGCATGTGACGTATATGGGTGCCGAGTTGAATCGTTCTGGAGGAATGGCAATTGGTCAAACAGCAGGAGACACAGTTGTGTTGGGCAATACTTACACTCCCGACGAGATTATACCGTTGCTGGAGAATTACATGCGCACACCTGAGCGAGCTGTGGAGCACATCTGGGTGCCCTCGTTTGCTGATCAAAGTTTCGAGTAGTACATAGATGCAACCCCTGCGGCTGTAAAGCACCGTAGTGGTGGCATCACTTGTGCTTGGAACAACGGGTTACCTGCGGCCGGACTTAGATTCCGGTTAACAGCTGTTTACGAATGGCTGCCTAGACCAACTTTGGGCATTACTGTCCCTTCAGCCAACCAGAATTTCTCCAAGAACACGTTGGATGACGTGATTGAAACGATCACTACAACTGACAGGTTCCATCATGCTGATGTGGGTGTATTACTCAATTCATATCAAAATCTGAAAGTTGGGTAGTGACCAACCTGTCCCTGGTCAGACACCGGGGCGTGCCTCACACGTTAACTGAAGTGCTCTTCATAGCGAGAAGTTAGAGAGAGGCTGCTAGGGGGAGGTTGCTCCCTTAGGCGCCAGTTTACGTGGCGTCTGCTTGTAGTGCAACCATAGTCGATGAACCGTAGTAAGTGCCAATTCATTGGTTCCTCTGCGTTTCGCTTCAAATGATTCTATGGACTCTACATTCAGATCACCCATGACCGCTGGTAAAGAAACCCCTAGCAAGTGAGTACCACCCAACCACACACCACGTGGTTGGGGGGCGTAGGGAACTCACTATCCACC